GACAGCAACAGCGAAGCGATGACATTCGATTCTCCTGAGGATCTGATGAAAGCGCTCGCAAAAGCAAGAGGAGAATAAAATGGCAGGCACTTCATTAGGAACTGCATATGTACAAATCGTGCCATCGGCGGACGGCATAAGAGGCTCGCTGACTAATTTGATGGGAGGCGAGGCTGAAAGCGCAGGAACCGCTGCAGGGACGAAAATAGGGGCGTTCGCAAAGAAAGCGCTCGGAAAGGTAGCAATAGGCGCTGCGATAGTTACGTCGCTTAAATCGGCACTTTCGGAAGGCGCTGCACTCCAACAGTCATATTTGGGCGGTGTTGATACCTTATACGGCGAAGCAGCTGACGGCGTGAGGAAATACGCAAGAGAAGCGGCTGCGGCTGGTATCAGCATGAACGAATATTCAGAGCAGGCCGTATCGTTTGGAGCTGCACTGAAACAGGCTTATGGCGGAGATACATATAAGGCAATGGAAGCAGCCAACACAGCCATACTTGATATGACCGATAACGCTGCGAAGATGGGCACTCCGCTCGAATCGATACAGAATGCATACCAGGGATTTGCGAAGCAAAACTACACGATGCTGGACAACCTGAAGCTCGGGTATGGAGGCACCAGGTCCGAGATGGAAAGGCTCCTGAAGGACGCGCAGAAGATCTCAGGCGTGGAATATAACATCGACAACTTAGGAGACGTTTACGACGCAATCCACGTTATACAGGGCGAATTAGGGCTCACAGGCGTTGCAGCGCAGGAAGCATCGGAGACCTTCAGCGGTTCGTTTAATGCTATGAAGGCATCGCTCAAAAACTTCTTCGGCACGCTTGCGTTAGGTGAGGACATAAAGCCAGCACTCCAGGGACTTCTAACATCGGTCGACACGTTTGTATTCAATAATTTAATACCGATGATAGGGACCATCGTAAAAAGCCTTCCGACGGTAATATGGACATTCTTATCCGAAGGGATCCCGATGCTATTAGAACGTATCAGCTCGTTCTTGCAGACTGGAGCCGAAACGCTTAAGGGACTGGCCAGCAACTTATCGGGCGAGAAGGTAAAAGCCTGGGCAGTCGAAACAATACCTAAACTGATAACGGCCGCAGCTGAGATGATTAAAAATTTCGCTAACAGCCTTATCGCAAATCTGCCCGAAATCATCAAGGCCATCGGACAGATAGCGCTCTCCATCGTTACGGGTTTAGGTTCGGCGTTATGGCCGAAAATAACCGAAGCAGCATCAGGCATCAAGGACAGATTCCTGACGGTTCTGCACGGTCTATGGCAGGGCGTAGTTGAAACCGCCACGGCTATAAAGGACGGGTTCATGTCAAAAGTCTACAACATTCGCGACACCATCGGCGGAATCGCTTCGACTATCAGGAGCAGATTCCTGTCGCCTATAGAAAACCTGAGAGACAAAGTCAAGGGCATAATAGACAAAATCAAAAGTTTCTTCAGATTCTCTGTATCGATACCACATATTCCACTCCCGCACTTCTATATCAGTCCGAGCGGTTGGAGACTGGGCGACCTGTTACGAGGGTCTATCCCGTCACTCGGTATCAGCTGGTACGCTAAGGGCGGTATCGCTACGAATCCAAGCATCGTAGGTATAGGCGAAGGCACATCTAACGAGGCTATCCTTCCACTTGATCCGTTCTGGAAGCGCATGGATAAGTTAGCGGAGTCAGTCGAAAAGAATGGAAGGGGAGGCGACGTAACTATAAACGTTTACGCAGCTCCTGGTATGGATGTGAACGCAATAGCGGAAGCGGTTGAACGTAAGATGATATCAGCTCAGAACTCAAGGAGGGTCGCATGGGGAGTATAAATAACAGCTTCAGGTTCGGTACAGTAGACAGCGCGGACTATAATCTGCTTGTCGCTGGTGACGGAACTTTCAACGCTCCGGAGCGAGACGTGGACACCATCGAGATCCCGGGGCGAAACGGCGACCTTTTAATCGACAAAGGGCGCTTTAAAAACATTACAGTGGAATATACGGTCTATTGCTATGCGGACGACCTGGAGACGTTCAGGACTCAGCTGAGAAACTTCCGGAACGCTCTGTCATCGCAGAAGGGATATCAGAAGCTGACCGATACGTTCCACCCCGATGAGTATAGGCTCGGTACGTTTATAAGCGGATTCGAAGCTGAGCCGGTTATGTTTAATACAGTAGCGGAGGTAGTTTTGAAATTTGATTGTAAACCACAACGCTTCCTATTCAGCGGAGAGGAAGTATTCACATTAGGCGAATGGGGAGAGACCGAGACCTATTCGGGATCAATCGCAACGTTTGACGGGACAGAGACCACGGCTATCAAATCCTTAAAGGTCAATATCACACCCAAGCAGAGCGGAAGCGGAGACCCTTCACCGAGTAATGTAAGACCTATAAGCGGATGGGATAGTATAAATGTATATGTATCACCAACCACATCAGTAGAAGACGGCTCAACCATCACCATCAATCTTCCTCAAACCGTATATGGTGGAGTATTGGATGTAGTGAGTGGGAAGTTGATAGTTGATATTATTAAGTATGTCGTTGATGGCTCTCAACCCGTGTCGAGTAACGGAACGCAGTCATATGGAGGAATCCAAGCAATCGTGACACCGACTCCCACCAAAGCGTACGGGAACCCTTATACATACTCCGACTTATTATGCGATAGATTTAAACCTTATGCAGGAGCAGAAGAAGGAGTCATCAACGGGAGAACGACTAATGGCAATCTATATTTTAATATGCCGAGTACCGTTACAAGCCCAGCACTTGCAAGAGATTGGTTTAGGAGCAATCCGACTACGGTGGTTTATAAATTAGCCACACCAACCGAGATTCAGTTAACACCTACCGAAGTCAATACCTTACTCGGCTCAAACAACATATGGGCAGACGCAGGAACGGTGGAGGTGGAAGTCGGAGAAAATCCTAATATCTTAACAAACCCGACACCCTTCACGGCTCAACCCGTATTCGAGGTGGAAGGGAGCGGAACACTCACGGTCAATAACGAATCCATGACCATCGCCAACAACGGGACGACCATAATCGACTCGGAAATGATGGAGGCATATGAGGAAGAAAACGGAGCGATAGTCCCAAGGAACGATTCGGTCTCGGGCGAGTTCCCGACATTAAAAGAAGGAAATAACAACATCGGAACGGTGGGTCTGACATCCGTCAAAGTCAAGCCGAGGTGGTGGGAATTATGATTCCGATTTTATACGATTCAGCAGAAACACAATTCACGTCGAACGGACTCGGAAGGCTCAAGGACACTATTTCTTGTATCGTAACCGAAGAACGGAACGGCATATATGAAGTCGAATTTGATTACCCCATATCGGGAGACAAATACGAACTGATTAAAGAGGGCAGAATAGTCGCGGTCACACATGACGAGACGGGCGACATTCAGCCTTTTATTATTTACAAACGCACCGCCAAGATAGACGGCATAGTTACATTTAACGCGTATCATCTGTCATATAAGTTATCAAGCATAGTCGTTTCGCCTTTCACGGCTACGGGCATAGCAGACACAATGGCTCAAATAGTGCCGAATAGCATGAATCCTAATCCGTTTGAATTTTGGACAGACAAGGTGGTATCAAGTGCGTTCAGTTTAGATGAACCTCGTTCAGTTCGTTCTCTATTAGGCGGTGAACGAGGGTCTTTATTGGACGTATACGGCAAGGGTGAATATGAGTTTGATAAGTGGACGGTGCGACTCTATCTCAACAGAGGTCAAGACTCCGGGGTTACGATACGTTACGGCAAGAACTTATCCGACATAACTCAAGAGATAGACTCAAGCGGATACTATAACGCGGTGGCTCCGTATTGGAAAGGCGAGGACGAGACGGTGACACTCCCCGACCTTGTGACTTTGGACGATGTCACGGAAATAAAAGCCATACCGTTAGACCTTACTTCATCGTTTGAGAACGCACCGACAGAGGACGAGTTGAGGCAGACCGCAAGGACAAGGCTTGAAAACTCATCGGGCATCAATGTGGAGGAAAACATCAAAGCGGACTTCGTTCAGTTATGGCAGACCGAAGAATACAAGAATTACGCACCACTTCAGCGAGTCCATCTCTGCGACACCGTCACGGTCATATATGAGAAATTGGGAGTAAACGCCAAAAAGAAGGTATTCCGTACTAAATGGAACGTACTCCTTGACAGATATGACGAGATAGAGTTAGGCGATGCGCAGACCACTCTCGCGGATGTCATCACTCAAATCACCGAGCAAATAACGAACGACCTTCCCACAACTTCGATGATGGCACAAGCCATCTCGAACGCGACGAATCGGATCACGGGGAATAAGGGCGGTTATGTCGTGCTTCATTCGAATCAAGACGGTACACCATATGAGTTCCTTGTAATGGATTCACCCGACATCAACACGGCGGTAAATGTATGGCGATGGAATCTCGGAGGGTTAGGATTCAGTTCAAACGGATATAACGGGAATTATTCCAAACTCGCCTTGACGATGGACGGTCAGATCAACGCGGACATGATAACCGTCGGAACACTATCGGCCAACCGAATCAAAGGCGGTGTGCTTCAGTTAGGTGGTGAGGATAACGGCAACGGAGTGATGGAACTACGCACCGCGGACGGAACTCTCGTCGGCAGAATGGACAATCTCGGTTTGAGAATGTACGGTGCGAACGGGTACGTCTCCATGAACTACGAAGAAGGCTTCGCAGGGTTTGACCTTAATGGGAATAAACTCTATTGGGTCGCTTCAGATCAGTTCCATATGCGAAAGGCGGTAGTGGAGGAAG